AAGTGAAGGTCAGAGAGCATTAGAACGAGAGTCGCCGCGCTCTTCTTCGGCTTCTCTGGCGCAACCCACTTAGGCGGAGCGAGTTCGAGACTCTCTACGTTCTCGACGACTTCTAGAGAACGTCGAAGGGTATCTATCTCGCTCGATAGACGTGCCGCCTCGTTAATTGCCGCGTCTCGTTCGCGACGAAGACGAACCGTATCTATCTTCGACGTTTCCGATTCCTTCTCTACCTCGTCTTTAAACGCCATCGAGAATTTCTCCATTACGAGCACGACTAAGAGAACAGGTTGAGATTTTTATTCCGCGTAATTCGAGAACGCGCTTAATCGCCGTAAGCGGAATACTTCTATCGCGTACCGCATTAGCGAAATCTTCTTGCTCTTCTTTCGGAAGCGCTTCGTACGCTCTTCGAAAGTGGCTCTGGTGCTTTAACTTAGGAGGCTGACTCTTTACTTCCGTTAGAAACTTTCCCATAGTCGTTCGCGTGACTCTCTAAATGGCGGTCTAGTTTTTCGTCTACCCGAATAATCGACTTGTGGATAAAACGAAGATTCTCGACAACCGTTGCGTGGTCTTCGCGATTCTCCTTCCTGAACTGTTGGATTACGACTCCTAAGAGTCCTCCTACCGTCGTAATAACAGCCACAATGATAGCCGCCTGCTCCGCGCTCACGACGCGTCCTCCTCATCGTCGTCCTTCGGGAACATACTCCTAAACGCTTGTCTAATAGCGGCTGGATTATCTGCCGTCTGCGGAGAGAGTTCTATATGGAGCCAGTCTCCATTAGGTGCTCCCGTAATCGTCGGCTTCTTATAGCGCTCCCACGCGGCTCTATCGCAACGCCAGCCGCGTCCGAACGGAGCCGTCCAATAATCCAGTATCAGTTCGATACCAAGCGCGTCAGCATTAGACGGAATAGTTAAGAGGTCGAGCCACTCGACGGCGATAAGCCTCCCGTTCGGAACGCCTTTCGTAGACGTCTTCCTATACGAAAGGTCTACGGCTCTTCCCGTTGCGTGAACACTCATACTGCTCTTACCGCGCTTAGGACGATTCGCGAACGTACCGTTATTCCAGAGAGCACCATTAGAGCGTCGTTCGATTTGACGAACGAACGTAAGAAGACCAAGCCGCGCCGAGTTCGTCGGACTAATGCCGTCCGCAGTACCCGTATATTTACGCGGCGTCATTACTTCCTCTTCGACTTACGAGCCGAATCGCGAAGCGCGAACGCGTCGTCAATTTCTTCTTTCGTTAGTTCTCCGTCGATAGAAGCCATAGCCAACTTCTGAACGACGCCAGCCACCGCGACGAATCCAGCGAGAGCGGCAGACTTCCAAACTTCGAGTTCAGGCGCGATTATCGCGCTACCCGTAATAATGCCGAGAGCACTCGAAACGAACAGCGCCGCGATTCGTCCGCCAATATCTTTTACCTTGCCCATAAGAACCTCCACGTAGACGCGTAAACGCTACGTAAATGATATCGCAAAAGGAAAGGCTAGATAATTAAAGCCTTTACTTAAATGTTTTTCGTTGCCAGCATACTTTTTTATAACCGTATTGAAAAAACTTGGTAACGACGGCGCTCCGCTTCTTATTAGTCGCGTAATCGAACTCCGTAACACGGTGAGACCAATTCGACCTTTTAAACGGGATTATTTGAAACATAGGACTCCCAGCAGGAATGACGCCTTCGAAATCTTCTTTAATAAAAAACGGATAGTTATTAGGAAAAGGAAAATACGAATACCTATCACTATCAACTATTGCGGTCATACTTAAAAACGGCAATTCGGTGTGGTTAAATGGGTGAGTTAAAATAATCGACCAGCCAGAAGGAGTTTCGATACCATAGGGCTGTCTCCAAACGAACTCGACAGGAAGATAGCCGTCTGGATTTCGTGCCTGAAGTTCTGACCTCACTGAAATTATTTCTGGGTCCATAGCGTAGTTATAGTGGACGCTTCCGTCGTCTTTACGAGAAATATGGATATCACACCACGTCTCTTGGATATATCCAGAAGTCATAGAATCAAACAGCGGCATACACGCTTTTATCGAATGATTTTTTAATTCGCCAAATTCATACTGTTTCTTACTAGCAATAACATTGGCGGAATTTTCGTACCACTTAGGCAAGTAAAATTTCGCTGGCTTTGGCGGTGGTACTACTAAATGAATATCTTTAGTAAGTGGGTGAAACTTAATTATTTCAGACACTAAGAATCGTTTATACCGCTATCGGCTTCCAAGACTGTTCTTCTTCGTTCCACTCGAACGCTCCGCCTTCTATTGGATACGGAATAGGTGCTTCCCACGCATACGGTATATTCCCATAAAACTTTCGATTCGCCTCCGTTGTCTTTTTAAGAATCCACGACGGATAAGGTTGCGGCGCTATAAAACAGTCTTTAACGTCGTCGTAGAAATATCCGATACCAACTAATCCTCTAAAACGTCCGTTATAAGAACACTGTTTCCAATTTCCAGAAAGTCCTAAAACATTTGAGATAAATTCGCAACCGAGTGCTTCCGTATCAGGAAAATCTAATTCAGGTTCGTTACAGACGGAATTATCTATAACGATTACCGTAAGCACTTTATTATTTTCGTCCAGTTGCGCGAAGTGTGCCATTATGACCACCCAATAGTTCCACTCGCGTTAAACGTATACACCTTGTAATCACCAACGATAGATTCAGTTCCTACCGTAAGCGTCGTAGGTGATTTCTCCGTATTACGAATACGAATAAATACGACACCTGAGCCGCCTTTACGAGCATTTCCTGAACCCATAGAAAATGTTCCTCCGCCTCCACCACCCGTGTTGGCTGTTCCGTCTTGCGACCCACCACCGCCACCACCGTCGCCGCCACCGAATAAACCTCCACCTCCTGCTCGTGTTACCGCCGAGCCAGTAACCGACGACGAGCGACCATCTCCACCTTGCCCAGCGCCGTCAGTATTTCCTGCTTCCGCCGCACCGCCTCCGCCTGAACCGTTGCCTGCGCCGCCTGCGTATCCTTGTCCACTCGTTCCTGCGCCTCCGCTACTTCCACCACCGCCAGAGCCACCAGCCGCACCAGCAGAACCTTGCGTTTGACCGAATCCGCCACCTTGCGAGGTAATACTTACGGCTGTTCCGATAATAGAACTATTACTTCCGTTAGTTGCGTATACTTGCGCACCACCACCAACTGTAACGGTATACGTAGCGCCAGAAATAACTAACGCTTTATTTTCGGCTGAAGCGCCTCCACCAGAAGTTTCTCCAACTATCGAAGAACGATAGCCACCAGCACCACCGCCAGAGCCACCGTATACGCCATTATCGTGCGCTCCTGCGCCGCCGCCCGCGATAACGAGATATTCCATAACGTCAGGAACGCGAGAAGTAGACGTACTTCGTTTAGTCCAACCGCTTACTGCTGTTCCCGAACGAATTTGATTACCAAACCTCGACACGTGCTCTCCTTACGCAGTAATTTGATTTACGTAGCCACCTACCATTACGACGTTCGCGGTAGCGGCGAACGCTCGAACGACGAGAGGAGTTGCGTTACCCACGATAATTAGACCAGCGACGACGAGAATAAGTCCTGACTCCGCCGTAATCGTCTGTTCGATAAGGTCGTCAGGCGCGGAGGTTCCGCCGAACTCAATAGTAAGTTTTCGGTCAGTCGTATCCGAATTAACGGCATAAAGCCAAACTTCGTCGATAGTCGTCGCGGTAGAACTACCCGTATGGATAGTCGTTCCAGCAGTAGCGGTAGCGGCGACTTTAATAAGTTTCCCGTCCGTCGAGCCGCTTAACTTAATTTTAGAATACGTAGCCATATCTCTCCTTAACTAAACAGTTGTGACGCTAGAACGAGTTGGTCTGAATCGTTAGTAATGCCGTAGGACGTCCACGCGCTACCCGTGTAGTAATACAGCGTGTTATCGGCGTCGATATATGCGAACATACCTTCCGCAAGCGTCGGTTCTCCGACGCCGCCAAACGCGTTATCACGTGCCGTCGTCGTAGCGAAACGCATAATTACTTGGTCTTGGAGATACCCATTAACCTGCGCCGCCGTCAGGACGTCGCCACTCGCGAAAAGTTTTACGCCTAATCCAGCCATAGGCGTTTATGATAGCGCATTGGAAGCGTCGAGCACACCGTAGGTTGCGTCGTCGAGGATAAAGGCGTAGACGATTTCGGCAGGCGTAAGGCGAATCGTTACCACGTGCTGATTCGGATTCAGCCCGTGCGAAATACCCTCTATCGCGTAGAACGCGGTTACGGAGGCAGGAGTACCCGTCTCATAGGTTCTAGTTATTTCGATAACGTTCCCGATTTCGAGCGCGAGCACGTCGAGCCGTTGCCCAGAGGTAAGCCGATTCATAGAAACCTGAAGTTCGTCGAAACGGTATACAGGCTCTTTATATCGGTCTAGGAGCGTATTAGCGAGCGTTAAAGCGTCGGAGTCCTGCGCTAAGAGTAGGTCAGAAAGAGCCAGAGTAGATATCCCGAATTCAGTCTGGGAAGCCGCGTCGTCAGCGTTCTGGATAGTGCCGCCTTCCGTCTGAGCGGAAACGCGGTTATAAAGGAACTCTTGTCCGTAAAGCACGGAAAGCGCCGAGTACGGTATTTCGGTTCCGTCGTCGGAGAACGCGGCAGAAGCCGTGATAAACGAAGCGGCGAGACGGTCAGTAAAGGTTAGATAGCCGTCTTTCGAGATAAATAGGTAGCCCTGTTCCGCGTCCGCAATTTTCTGAAGATAGGTAAGCGCGTTCGTATTGTCTCCGATTTCGTATGCGCCTAACGTCGCTACGCCTGTATCGAGGCTTCGAGTTAATACGGGATAGGAAACGGAAGTTAAATCTAGAATTCGTTCTACACGTGCTCCTGAGAGTTCCGAAGGCGGAGTAAACGCGGCTCCTATAGTCGTATTCGCGAGAAGCACGAAATCATCTGAGGTCGTTATAGCGACTTCTGAAAGGTTAAAGTCGTAGATTACGTCGATATCGGTAATGCGTCCTACGTATACAGGTTCGTTATCTAAAAGAACCGTTACTTTTCGTCGGGGTGTAACTCCAGAACGTCCAAGCGTTGAGTTCCAATACGGCGAATCTTCGTTAATCGGGTCAAACCTTCGGTCATTATTTAGGAGCCGAAATTGAGCAGTACCAGCGCTAAAGTTTGCGAGTTGGTCAGAACGTCCACGCGTAACGGCTATTTCGCGGCAGTATGGAGAAACGTCGTCACCTAGAAGACTTCCGTCGAGCGCGTTCGTATCCAAGACGCCAAGAGAGGCACTATCTAACGTAAACGGATTAACAGGAAATCCAAGTTCCATTAAAACGGTTACAGACTCACCCCAAGGAAACGTAGTCGCCATTACGCCACCGCGAGCGGAAGAGCACCATTACGACGCTGATAACGCTTTAGCGCGTCTACGATTTGGTCTCCGATTTCTACGCCGTCCGCACCCATACCAGCGTTTACGGTTATAGAAATATTCGTACCTAAACCGTTAGCGCGATTAAGAGGAATTACCGCTTCGGCTCCTGCCTCACCTACAAGTCCGAGAGTAGGACGCGTAACGATTCCACCCTTAGCGAACGGCACTAAGCCTGAGAACGGGTCACCTGTAAAGAAGTTCGGAGGAAGAGGAAGAGTAGGCGGCGGAGGAGCAAGGCGAGACGATACTTCCGCCTCCGTACGCGTCATCTCTTTCTGAGCCTTACGGACGATAGCGGCAGGCGTTTCAGCACGAACCTTGCGAAGTTCTTTCTCCGCCTCAATAAGTTTCTCGATAGCCGAACGTTCGTTATCGAGCGCGTCACGATACGCCTCAGACGCCTCTACTTCTGCCTCCTTCGCCTTCGTAAGCGCGTCGAGTGCTTCCTTATACTCGTCCGTTCCTTCCTTAGCGCCATTAACGATTACGTCATAGAGATAGTTCTGACGATTAAGTTCTAGCGTCGCGTCAGCCTGAGCCACCGTCGCCTCTTCTGCGGAAAGTTTCGCGTCAGCCAAATCACGTTCCGCCTGCTCGATTTCCGCCGTCGTCGGAACCTGCGTACGAAGACGAGTAAGTTCTTTCTCGCTATCCGTAACCGAAAGAGTGGCGTCGCGAACCGCGTACTTAGCCTCCTGAAGCGCGATTTCCGCTCGACGAATCTCCTCTGGGGTAGCGTCACCGCTAGTACGAATCGCGGCTAGTTCGCGCTCCGCTTCCGCAACGTCGTAAATTGCCTCTTCTACGTCGAACTTCTTCTTCTGAAGGTTAATTTCGGCGTCCTCTACGTCACGAGCGCTTGGACCTTCACGTAAACGCTTTAGACGCTCTTCCGCTTCCTGAATCTTCCTAACCGAATCCTCGACGTTCCAATTAGCGCGTACAAGTGCTCTCTGAGCGTCCTCTACTGCTCGCGCCTGCTTCGCGGCTTCCTTAGAATCGCGTCCATAGCCCTGTGTAACGCGATTAAAGTTCTCCTGAGCCTTCTTAGCGGCGTTCGTTGCCTCTCCTAGTTTCTTAAACTCGTCGGCTACGCGCTTACGTGCGTCTAGTGCTCCTCTTTCGGCGGAAGTAACGCCTTTAAGCGTGTCCGTATATTTCTTTAACTGTTCGCGAGCGATTTCGAGCGCAGACTTACCGCCACCTGTTCCGCCTGTCGGAGTTGGTGTAGGCGTAACGCCTGTGGCTTTAACTTTCTGTCCTAAGTTCTTTTTCTCTGCCGCTTCGATAAGAGCGAACGCGTCTACGACTTTTCT